GTATTTGCATCGACTGTAATATTATCAACATCAAGTGAAGTGATACCATTCAAGTCTGTCTGAGTTCCACCCAATGCAACTGTGTCAGAACCGATTGTTACAGAACTGTTTACAAGTTTCGCATTTGTGATTGAACCAGCAAGTTGTGCGTTAGTGATTGTGCCTGTCAACTGTGTGGTTGCAATCGAAAGTGCAGCCTGATGTTGTGTTACAGAACTTTGTGTAATATTTGCGTCTGGCACATTTGCCCAAGTAACAACACTAGACAAGTCGTTTGTCTCAGCAGTTAAGTATGATTGTAAATCACTAATCTGCGATTCAGTGATAGACAATGCTGCTTCGTGTTGTGTAACTGCACCTTGAGAAATGTCACTATTCTGAATAGTTGAGTCTACCCAAGCTGTTCCATTATATCTAATGAAATCGCCCGAACCGGCAGAAGTAATAGTAACATCAGAAAGATCACCGATACTCTCACCAGTAATATTTTCGATATAAGAACCTAGATCTGAAATGTCCGCTTCAGAAATTGTAATAGTGTTATTCGCAGTATCAATTGTTTTGTTGGTAAGTGTCTGAGAACCAGTAAGAGTTGCAACTGTTGAATCAATATCAATTGCAATCTGATTGTTTGTTACTGTGGTATCAATACCAGTTCCACCAGCGAAGGTAATTGTCTCACCAGTAGATACCGAATCGTTAGAACCAGTGTCAGCAGCAATTGAAAGTGATTGTGTTACTGTTCCAAAAGATAGTTCACCAGAACCATTCGTTGTAAGGAACTGACCAGCAGAACCGTCTGCACTTGGTAGTGTAAAGGTTACACTAGAACCTAGTGAGTTTGGTGCTTTAAGAGCAACATGATCTGTTCCGTTTGAAGTTCCTTCTTTGAACTTCATCGAACCACCAGTTGTTGAGTTGTTACCAACAATGAAATCATCAATTGCTTTGTTACTATCAACAAGGATAGCAGAACCAGCAGTCAGAGTTCCAGCGGTATGGTCGATAAGGTCGTTATACGCCTTACCACCGATTAGTTTTACTGTAGAACCATCACCGATATAGAATTTCTCGTTGCCGTGGGTATAGGCGAGTTCACCGTCTGCAAGGGATGATGGCGCTACTGATCCAGTAGATCTTTTGATTTGTAATGTTAATGCCATTTTTTATCTTCCTATTTGTTAAAAACTTCCACCGCTCAAAACGAGATTTCCAGTGGTTGTATCAAGTTCGTTTCTGGCAGTCCACTTTTGAGTAGATGCTCTCCATTGCAACAAAGAACCATCTTGCACTGAAAAAGATGTTACATCAACATCAGATAGTGCAGAGAGTTGAATTGACGCAGCAGATGCCTGAGCACCAGTATCCCCTTTGGGGCCTGGCACTGTTACACGAGTTACTTGTGGTTGGTTTCCCTGTGATACAGAACCCACCACACTTCTTCTAGTATTTACTGTTGCAGTGATTGCCATAGTTCTACCTTGATACGCTTGGGTTTACAGTTGCAATACCTTCTACCACCCTTGTTTTAGAACCAGACGCATCTGTTATGACCAAGTCATAAACATATCGTCCAGCTTCAAGAGCGGCGGTTTGCGTGTCTGTTAGTGAGATTGTGATTTGACCTAATGTTCTAGGCGATTCAAATGTAGATGTGAAAGTTGTTGCAGTTGTCGATTGATAAGTCTTACGAATCATCGCAAGTGCAGTGTAACTTGTCAAATCAAGTGCAGAACCAGTGCTATCGTTGATTGTCACTGTAGTAGTGAAATCAGCATCTTGGTCTATGAATAAATTAGAAATTGTTGCCATCGAACACAGTCTCCTTCTTCCTTCTATTTATAAGGATTGTGTGTTCGATGATTGAAAAATACCTCTTTGGAAGATATATGCGATTTTAATTAGTAAATAACCACAACTCTGCCAGGAGAACCAGCAGCGTTACTTCCAATAGCAGCACCATTACCGATAGTTCCACTGTAATACGAATCACTTGTTCCGGCGGCCGTGGTTGATCTGTCTGCACTTCTTATAATACTAGTATTTGTGTATGTTCTATCACCGTTTGTTCTTGTGGTTGTATCTGTATAAGATGAGTAAGAACCTGTTGCAGTCAATACTGTCGATGATGTTCCATCAACATAACCAGCAAAACCAGAACCACCGCCTCCGCCGTTGTTCTCGCCACCAGTAGAACCCTGCCAACAACCACCACCATAGAAGCCGCCACCGCCGCCGCCAGAACCGCCGTTTGATGCGTTATTTGTGACATTACCACCAAGTAGATACGACCCACCTTGTGAATATGGTTTTCCAGACCCACCAGCGGTTTGTGTGCCGCCTGGAGTTGTTCCAGTTCCCCAATATCCAGAACCAGCACCACCAGTAAGTCCACCACCGTTACCGCCGTGTTGATTGTTGATAACATACCAACCGCCACCGCCACCACCACCGGCAACAGCGATTACACCAGTAACAGGACTTAATGAACTTGTGGTCGAACTGGGTTCAGAGTTGAGGTTGCCTATGCCATAACTATCTTGTTGAAGAAATGGAGTAGAAATATTGCCAGATAAAATCATGGAAGCTCCACCACCAGCAGAACCACCATTGACGCCGCCACCACCGCCGCCATATCCGGCACGAGCATTAGCCCCACCGCCACCGGCAGTAATGATTGTATAATATGCCTCTCCACTTAAAACATTAAATGTAGTATCAGTGAATCCAGCAGAACCACCTTGTCCGTTATTTCCTGATCCATCATAATATGAACCGCCACCGCCACCCCACATTTTTGTTTGAAGTTTTGTTAAACCAGCAGGGATTGTGAATACATTCAATGCACCATCTCGATCATCACCTGTTACATCATATGTGGTAGCAATTAGTCCAAAGACTGTTATAGAAAAATTTCTAGTAGAAGTAAATGTTTCTATTTCTCCAGTCACCGTTGCTGTAACTGTAAAATTATATGTGGAACTGGATCCAGCAGTCTCTTGAGATGGTGTTCCACTAATCACACCAGAAGTGTTCATAGACATTCCAGTAGGAAGCGAACCACTAGTTACTGCAAGTGAAATTGTATCGTCTGAATCAATAGAAGTTGCACCAATAGTAAAAGTTTTATCACCACGATCAATATCATAAATGTTACCAATAGAACCTTGAGATGTTGTGAAAACAGCATCTGCACCATAATCCAAGGCATCAGTTAGAGTTGCGGTCAGACTTGATGTGGTGTTTACAACTTTAACACCAAATAAATCATTAGCCCCACCAGCAGTATTCATTGCAGATGTAGTGGTAAATGTTATAGATGTTGAACTATTTACAGTGACAACAGATGCTTTATATTCAGTTGAATCTTGGCCAATTAAATATACTTCTGCACCAGACTGAAAATTACCGCCTGTGATAGTGATCGTTTCCCCAGCAGCACCAAAGTATTGAGGAGATACAGAACTGATTACTGGTGGTGAGTCAATAGACTTCCATCGAACCCCATCATAATACTCCATCAATGATGTGGTAGAATTGAAACGAAGATCGCCAGCTTGAGCATTTGCTCTTTCTGCGGTTGTTCCTTGAGTTATACGAACCGCTTCAGTTCCAGTAAACTCAACATTATCTTTGTGTTGGCTGTTTAATATAATTTTAGAAATTGCCATCTATCGTTTCCTGTGTTTCTCTTTATTTATTCTGCTTCTGCAATGGTTAGTGTGCCTGCTTCTACTTGGCGCATGATTTCATTGTAATGCCTGTTACCCTCCGCATTAACAGCAACAGTTATATTCTCACCATCAATGGTTGCTGAAATTGCAACCTTAATAGTTTCTTCATCATTGGTGTGATATAGATACTTTGCATCAGTAATATTCATTTCATTCATTTTTTATAACTCCGCATCTAAACCGATTTTATCATCAGTAGAACCATAAAATCTAATTTGTGTTCCATCAGTAACATCAGCAGAACCGAAAGAACAATTCCATAGTTGTTTGCTCCATGACAAACAAGTGGGAGTAGCGGTCAAGGTTGTAATTGTGCCGCCACTCTCAGCTCGAATATTTGTTTGTGTATAATCAGAACCGACTAGCGTTGGCGTGTCAGTTCGCATAGTTGGGCCCTGTAATCCAATAAAACATATAGCAGAAGTTACAGCGCCAGAACCTGATGCATCTCCTTTAGCCCATATGTTTCTCACAAGAGTTCCGTCTTGTGGGAAGAATTGGCAATACCTCTGACAGAGCGCAAGCTCCTCTCCGTATGAGCGGTGCTCGAATGGAGTGGCAGTGTCGCCTACTTCTAATTGAACGCCTGTGATTTGCCATGTTGCACTAGCGGTAGTGGCAACTCCATTTTGTGCGTGCCCTCCTAAAAAACTGGCGGAGGTATAGGCGTCCCAACTTGTCAAATTGATAGAGTTAAAATCCGACCCTGATGCAATCCCCCAATAAATGTCAAGTCCTTGGCCGTTATCGTTTGCAATAGCACCAGTTGTATCGCCCTCTATAGTTATAGTCTTATATTCCCAAGTATCTGCACTATCTATTGTGTAGGTAGCGTTACGACCTCTAGTAGGATCTTGTGTAAAAAACAAGATACCATAAGTGCCAGTTATAGATGACTTTACCCAAAACGAAAGTGTAAGTTGTTTTGCTGCAGAAGAACCAAAACATAAGTGTTGAAGGTTTTGTGCTTCTATTGCCTGCCGTATATAATAGTATTCATCTGCGCCTACTGTAGTCTCTTCCTGAGTCGTTGTCCATTTCAAAGAATAAGAAAACCCAGAAGGAGCATCTGAAACCTGTTCTATTGTATGTTCATACTCATCTGTCGTGTATCTAATACCACTTTCAAATCTGTCTACAGTATATCCAGACCTTGTGCCATCATGGGCAAAACTAGAACTAGTGCCTCTCTGTGCCACTTGCATAGCGCCATTGATAACCAGATTCCGTCTACCGTGAATTGCAGTATCTTCTGAGGAACGATTGTTAATTCTAATCAATGCCATTATGGTTTCTCCGGCCAAACAACATCATCCAATGATGTGTAGGTATCTGTAATATCTCTGAGTGCCTGTCTGTATGTTTTCCATGCAGCAGGAATGTTTGTTCCCAACTCTTTGTGCATGGTGATAACCCAATCTGTTTCTGTGAGTTTGGCATTTCTTTCTGTGCGAAGTGCATTTAATTTATAACCATCTTCTCTAGAGTTAGCATCTACTTCTAGTGCATCCAATTGTTCTAAAGTTGGTTCATCATGTCCTTCAATATTCCATTCTTCAATTCTTTCGCCATTAGAATCAATAACAACCACAACTTCACGACTAGCATAATTTAGTTGTCTACCAATATATTCTTCAATTTTTGAAATTAAACTTGCCATTATGTTATCCTTAATATCCAAATATGTGTGTTGGATGAATTGGTGATAGCAGTTCCACCATTATCATCTGCGAAATTCACATATGCTGTTAATACATCTCCAGCAGACAACTCTAGGAGATTAAGATTTTGAACTGCAAATTCATTTAGAGCTCTATGCCCAGAGGCCATAGAAATCCCTCTAGTATTAACCCCTGTCGCAACACCGTTCTTTCTCCAACGACAATCTGCATATTCACCGTCAACACCAATATTTCCAAAATAAGCAGCTGCTTGAATAAATGCAAGATATATTCCACCCTTACCACTAGGAACTGTAAAAGAACTTCCATCCCAAGCATTATCCGAATCAATTTCATTTGCTATAAGATTTGTTAGTTGCACATCTGCTGCCCTAGTTATTGTTTGATCTCCAGATTGTTGCGCTGCCACATAAACATCACCAGCAGCAAATGCAATACCTGTCAATGCAGAACCATCAATCGCTGGTAATGCACCAGTAAGTTTTGATGAACTGATACCAGAAGCAATCTTTGCATCAGTAACCGCTGAGTTTGCAAGTTGACTTGTGTTTACTGCTCCATCACTTGGAACACCAATATCCAACACATCACCAAGTGCCATGATGAAGTCAATACTATCTGAACTTGTGAGTGCTGATGCGAATGTAATCTGTGAACCACTGACTGTGAATGAGTCTTGTGGAGCCTGCATAACACCATTGAGTGAAACCAGCAAGTGATTAGCACTAGTTGGGTAATACGCACCACCATTCAACTGCAAGTTATAGGTAGCAGTTGCCGAAGTTGTGATAGAATCCAACTTGTGATAAGCACCTGTAATCGGTTGTTGTCCTATGAATGGCATTATTTACTTTCCTCTATTCACTATATTTATTATGGTGCAGAAACATCTCTTGCAGCTGCATCAGCAGCATCTCGTTCACTTCTGTTCTGATAATCATCTCTTGCAGTAACTAGAGTTACGAAATCTGCTTTATTAGATGGAATGGGGTCAGTGAAAGATTCGTCATCCATCAATTTAGTTGTCCAATCATTTTTCATTCTTTTCCAACAATTATTAACCTTACCTGTAATTGCTTCTTGAGCCCATGCATCAATATCTGCAATATCATTCAGTAATACTTTTTCATCTGTATCGTTTATGTTTATTGTAATTGTAATTGCCACTTTTTATCTCCTTTAAGATGGGTTTTTTCGCCCCATAATTATCCTAACAACCATCCACCAAACATAGTATGGTCTGGTGAAATATCAATTTTGTCTGAACCAGCACCGTTTGCAAATACTTTATATCTTGCAGTGTCATTTGCATCCATATCTGCAACTACCATCATTGTATAATCTGCATTTACACCCACATTTGACATATTAACTGGATTGAATAATCTTTGATAATCACGATTTGATGTTGTAATATAAAGAACACCAGAGTTTGCAGTAATACCACTGGCCTCATTAAATCTAATCTTCATCCATAAAAGATATTTACCAGTTGTGGGAGCAGTCCATAAACCAGTTGATGCATTAAAACCATTTGCAGTATCGTAATGTTCTGTATGAGCATATCCACTACTAATATCAACAGTAGTAGCATTTCCAATTATATTAGAAATTTCACTATTAAGTGTTCCAAAGAAAGCAGGATGGCCAGATGAGTGAGTATGTGTTCCAGTAAACGCAAAATCATCTGCGAGATTTATGGATTCTGATTGAATTTTACTGAGTGCCATGCGTTTTCTTTCCTGTTAATCTCTTTTATTTATTCTGATGGTGGGGTGGGAATATTATCCGTTGCTACTGTAACAACACCCAAATCAAATGCTTGTGTAACTTGTGCATCCTCACCAGTTGCGATTGCAATATCATTTGCATTACAGTGTTTTACTAGTTTTGCAATAATTTCTTCTTTAGCAACTCTAGCACGATTTTTAAGAGCATTGTCTGCCCAATCTTGAACAGATTTCGCAACATACTCCATAGATTTATTTTCTGTATCTGTTAAAGATACTGTAATATCAGGCATTATTTTCTCCTATTAACCCAAAAAGTATACCCACATCCTAGTATTTGGCCCATATACTTGCCAATTTGCAGATGCGGCATATGCTCCGATTTGAACATAATCGTTTACTGCCAATTCGATCGGAACAACAGATTGATATGCTTGATCGTTTGTATGACCACCATAATTCATAATCTTACTACCGCCACCATAAGCACTGCCATTCTTATAAAAATACCCATACCCATAAGTGCCTGATGAAGTGCTGTCTGTAGTATACCATTCTCCAGATACAAGATAGGTTCCAGCAACAGTGGCGGTAAATCTACCATTATCTGCTATACCAGTTCCTATCAAATTTGATGTTTGATACCAATTATCAAAAATAGTATGGGTGCTGGCGGTCAGAGTTATCCAATTATTACCCGAAGTTGCACCAGTCCTATAAGCGACAGGTTGGTTTGGCACTGAAATAACCCCATCTTCATCAATTATCATTCTATTGGTATTATTTGTTTTTATGTAAACTGGGCTATTAGAAGTTGTTCCGAAAGTTAAACTATTTCCATTGGTTTGGAAATAGGACTCTCCACTTCCATACATAAACATTTGATTATAATAAGAACCAGCGCTTCCTTGAAAGATTGCTGTATCTGAACTTGTTGTGCCACTATTTGTTGCAAGAATTTTATTCTGTCCAGAAGCAACACTAGTAGTAAGGTTTCCAGAAATTGTTGGATTGTCTTCAATCTTTGCGCCAGTAACCGAATCATTTTGTAATTTTGCAGTAGAAATAGTATTGTCAGCAGGAATAACTGAACTCTCTAGAGTTCCAGCAATGTGCAGAACATAGAAGTTGATACCACTAGCAGGAGCCGCAGTCATTGTCAGAGTTGTTCCCGAAACAGAATAAGCGTCAGTAGGTTCTTGGCGAACATTACCTACGAACACTGCAATGTCGTTTGCAGATGCAACTTGTTTACTAAGAGTAAACGCTGTGGTTGAACCGTCTGCTGTCAAATCGTCTTTGACGATTGTTGAGAAACCAGCGGTTGGATTTTTTCCTATGAACGGCATTCTATATTACCCTTATGATTTTTCCATAATTCCCAAAACAACATCCAATGCAGAAGCAGTTCCCGCCTGGACTTTAAGCGTATCTGTTGCCTCTAGAATGTATTTCTGTCCAGCGAGTGTTTCCAATGTAGTATTCGCTGGGATACTTACATCTTCTAGTAATTGGTGTGTAGTTGCAGCCGATGTGTCACCGAACTGAACCTTGACTGTCACCGCACTTGTCGTTTTGTTAGCGATGGCAAGTCCAAGAACAACTACCTGTGTTGAGGCTGGTGCAGTATACAATGTGTCATATGCACTATTGTTTACATTAGCAAGAGCCGCATTTTTGAAAGTGTTCGCCATTTTATTTTCCTATATTATCCTAAAGCAATTGCAAGTGCCGTTGCATCATCTTCTGGGTCAAAGTCTAATTTGACACGAGAAATTGAACCATTTGCAACAGTATTTAGTGTGTTTACCCCATTCAATTGAATCACTTGAATGTTGTTTGTTCCTGCCGGTGGTGCAGATGTAAATGTAATTACATCACCAGTAGCAGTATATGCATATGAAGAACCATATCTCTGCCATACATTATCAACAAAGACAGCATAGTTTTCAGCAGTGTTTGCTGCTGGGGTTCTTGTCATCGTAAATGCAGTTGTAGAACCATCTCCGTTGAACTCATCAATATGTGTGTTAGAGTTAGCAGATGTCGCAGTGAGAACTTCATTACCCAAATAGACAATAGATGCTCTACCAGCGGCATCTGGTGCTTCTGAGAATGTAATCTTTGGTTGTCCAGAACTTAATGAAGTCGAATACGAATATTCTGGTTCTTGAACAACACCATCCAATACAACCAACAGTGAAGTTGGCACAGCCATATGGTCAAGATTGAAGGTTGTGGTTGAACCATCACCTGTCAAAACCTGTCTGTCAAATACACCGTATGTCGGTTGTGCTCCAATATATGCCATTATTGTCTACCTTTGTTTTCCATTACTATTTAGTATAACAACCCAACTGCAATAATTCTTGCCTCTTTTGCGCCTTCAGATTGGTTTGCAAAATTTATTTTATATTTGGGTTGAGTTCCAGGCGTCACACTTACATTGTTTGCAATTGAAATATACTGTCCACTAGCAAAGACACCTCTAGATTCTAATGTAGCAGTAGAATAGTTTGCTCCACCATCTGCACTGAGTTGTGCAACAATGTCTGTGTTTATCGAATTAGTTCCATGTTGATTAGAATGAATAACGACAATACCCATTGATGAAACCGAACTAGATGCAGTTTGATTAGTAGATGTGAAGTTTCCACTTGTATAAAATGTTTGAACTGTCTTGGTGCCTTGTCTTACACCAATCTTCCAGTTAGGATCAGCATCTCTCCAACTTGGCAACCAAAAACCAATCGTAGTTGGTTGTCCAGTAGATGTCCAAGCACTACCAGTATATGAACCGCCAGCCAAGGAACTACTTGTCTCTTCAAATGTTCCATCACCGTTCTGGTCTCTTTCCGTGAGAATTACATTTGGGTCTGTATATGGATCATATGTTATCTTGAAACGAGAGCCGACAGATGAACCGCTACTAAATCCTCCATACTGTCCACTAGAACTTGTTGTAGAACCATAGTATTGGGCGCTGGATGTGCCACCATTTTTGTTAATTTGAAAATTCCAGAATGGGCCGCCACCGCCACCCTTTACAAGAACTTCAAACTCAAAGAAATATTTTGCATAAGGAGCAGTGTTTGAAGTATAGGCATAACCAGAACCAAAGGCAGTAGATTCAAATACTCTATCTGAACCGTTAATTGTAGGCATACCAGAACCAGATTCAACACTAGTGACAATGCTGTTTGTCCAAGTCAAATCATTTCTAGGATGAAACTCAGTAGTAACATCTGCTAAAGATGAAACGAACTCACTAGCATTTCTTGAAGTATTGGAAGTTGTATCTATTCCAGAAGCGTCTTGGAAATTTTCTAGAAAGGTATTACCAAAGTTATATGCAGTTTTATTTTCGTTAATCGCATCTCTTAGTGCGAGATGTGCTATATCATTTCTTACATTTGAATCGTCAAACTGAGTAACATGAGCATTAACAGACGCAGCAGTTAGAGAAAGTGTTTTACCACTAAAGTCCAAAGTAGAGTCCATATCATTAACTTTGATAACTGTATCTGTATTAAGAAGTTCTGCGATATTTTTTGAATTACTAGCCATTAGATTTGATACCTTACCATTATTTCTGATGCACTAACTGGAGCAAATGTCAATGTCATTGTATTCCCACTGATTGAATAATCGGTAGTTGGTTTGATACAAACACCATTATAGAAAACAAATGCACTATTAGTTGGAACACCAGTGTTACTTAGAGTGAACGCAACGGTAGAACCATCACCAGTAAATGCGTCATATTGATAGTCTGGGCCTCTACGAACAACACCACGAAGACCCATATGTTTTGCTTCGATTTCTGAACTTGCATCTGGTGCTGTTGTGAATGTCAGAGTAGAACCAGAGATTGCATAGTTAGATGTTTCTTTCTGTAGAATACCATCTACGAATACCATCACTGAGTTTGCAACTGTTGGCGTCTCTGTTAGAGTAAATGCAACAGTCGAACCGTCACCAGAAAATGCGTCTGTAGTAAATGACTTGAGATTTGCAGCAAGTTGATCTGCACCTACTGAACCAGTAGGCGGTTTCATTGTAAATGAACCGATACCTCTATGAACTACATAGATGACTGCCGTTGAAGCAACAGTTCCTTGAAACTGTATAATTCTTGGTTGGGAAGAAGAGTTCTCACGAATAACAAAGGCACTGTCTGGCTCTTGAACCACATTGTCCAAA